AACTTTGCTCCGAATTCCTTTCGCCGGTTCTTTAAGAGGTGTTGTTCAGAGAGAAACAAACGTCGTCGACGTATTATTTATCTCATGAACACACTTTTTCAAGGATTTAAAAGAGGAATGGTCCCCATTCAATTAAAGTCGCTAGGTCGCTCCGTAATGGAGACCAAGCTTCAGTTAGGCACTGCCCGTCCCGAACCCTCGGAACGTTGGCAGCTCGTTGCAGAACGAGTCCTTCCCCAGATCATGGCGAAGTGGATGCCTGACTACTTAGCTCGGCACCGTAACGGAACAATTTCCCGTAATGCAACCGTAGAGAGCTCATTTGAAAAGATGGGTTCGCTCGGTTTCTACAGGCGAAATCTTATTGAAAAGCATTTTACCGCGTACTTCTCAGCTGTAGTATCGCCTCAGTTCTTATATTTTGAGGACTGTTGCTTCTCAAACGAAAAATTTGCCTACACTGTAAAAGGTGTGTATTTTTCGTACCTGGAGGACTCTGACTTAATTAAAGAACTAAAACTTGCCAAGCATCATAGAGTAGTTCCGGCCGGTATTGTTGAACCGGGGAAAGTTCGTTTGATCACGAAACCGGAAGCCTTGACTCACACCCTTATGAAGAATCACCAACAAGATCTTCATGGGTACCTTAAGCGTTTGACGCCCTTCGAAGCAATAGGTTATCCAATAGGCCCAGTCCAAATTTTAAAGTTTTTGGACCGCAGTCAAACTGGCAAGTTTTTCATCAGTGGCGATTTTGCGTCAGCGACAAATAGTGTCCGCTTAGAAGCAAGTCGTTTCGTTACTAGAAGCATGTTAGACATCGATTCAGGACGCGTTCGTGCGTTGAGTCCTCTGCATGCTTATCACTCGTACTACAAGGAATTAGTACTGGAAAGTATATGTAACACTGACATTATGTTCTCTCGTTTTAAAGTTCCGAATCTGGGTTCGACTCCCTGGAATCGCTTTAAGACACCCTATCAGAAAAAACAACTTGATCAGGAGTTTGTCAAATATTTTGGTCTGTCTGACTGTCGTCAACAAAACGGTCAGCTCATGGGACATGTGTTGTCCTTTTTAATTTTATGTTTGATAAATTTTATTTCTTATCACGACTTTCGTGAACGGCTCTGTGACACCAAGCTTCGTTACGAGGAAACTTGTAATGATGTCTTGATCAACGGTGATGACATCCTCTTCTCGGTTAATAGCCTAGAAGAGTATCACGTGTGGGAGGCTTGCATCAACGATGCGGGTTTCACTTTATCACCCGGAAAGAACCTAGTAAACAAGTCGCTCCTTATGATCAATTCACGACTCTTTCGAACTCAAGAAGATGTCGACTTTGGTCGACATGTCGAACAAATAGGCTTTGCCAACTTTGGATTACTCACTGGACGAAAGAAAGGTGAGATGTCGCACGAACTGCGAATGCTTCCAAAAGGAACAATTTGGCAGTCTCAATTGACC